TATTTGTAACTTCAATTGTTACGTTTGACTCAGCTGCAAATTCAGTAATAACTACTTCAATACGCTCAGCCAAAGACTGAATATCTCCCACAATATCAACTGGGTCGCTTGCAACGGGATAAGGAAAATCGTAAATATCAGTCGTCTCAGCCATAATCTTATTATTATACCACTTCCTAAGAAAGTTATTGAAAAGTTATAAAAATGTTACCTAAAGTTTGCTTTTGAGGTCATTTTTATGTTATACTTAATACATGCTACCAACAGGTAGCATTTGTTCTCTAGGAGGTTATTATTATGAGAAGAGACAAGCAAGCTTGGATTGGAATCCTAGCATTAGTTGGTGTTATTGCACCTTTTAGTAACTCTGCTAATGCGTCAAGTACCGAAAATAATTTACTAATAAATAAGTCTGTAGATGCTCCTGCCTCCGACAAGGAGGCATTTGTTGTTTCTAAGGAAAAAATGTTAGCTAAATTTGAAAATAGAACACACTTAACAGATAAAGAACTAAAGCAACTTTTATCCCTTGTGGGATTTAAGGGTAATGACTTAGTAGTAGCTTGGGCTATTGCTAAAAAAGAATCTAATGGTCGCCCATTGGCATACAATGGCAATCATAAGACTGGAGACTCCTCTTATGGGATGTTTCAAATTAATATGATCGATAATCTAGGTCCTGATCGTAGAGATAAGTTTGATCTAGATACAAACGCTGAGTTATTCAATCCCGTAAAAAATGCGGAGATTGCATACTATATGTCCAACGGGGGAAATGACTGGTCTTCTTGGAAAGGTATTACGCCAAAGACTAGGGCTTGGATGCAAAAATTCCCTAAATAAAACTTTAGGTAATAAAGAACCTCTACTGTAAAAAGTAGGGGTTTTTTATTTTATTATGCGGTAGTGGTGTTACTGCGAGTAAGTGAAGCAGTTGGCCCAGTGAAATTACTGTTAGCATAAAGTGTATAAGTAAATGTGTATGCTGTGCTTGGCAAAAGACCAGTCAATGTAATGCTCATACCAATGTTGTAAGGAGCCAAGGGAACGTATGGACCTGAAGCAAGTCCTCCTGGTTCTGGAGGAGCTGGTGAAGTTGTTATGGTGTAAGCAGCTGCATCATTTCCTCCAAATTCAATAACCATAGAAGTGGAACCTGGGTTACTGGCAGTCGCAAATGTAAATGATGGTGTTGGCTGAACAAATGTTGGGAAGAATGGTGGGAAGAATGGTGGGAAGAACGGGAAGAATGGGAAGAATGGTGGGAAGAATGGGAAGAACGGTGGCGCTACTGGAGTAAATGAATTACTAGCAGCAGAACTTAGAGAATCTTGAACGGTATTATTTAACTTAACAACTGCGGTATAGGAAGTACCATTAGATAAACCAGAAATAGTAATTGGAGATGTAGGACTAGTTCCAGTAATTGAACTTGGAGTTGTAATTGCTGTATAGGTTAAAGATGTATTAGGTTTTCCAGTATTTGCTGGAGCAGTAAAAGCTACAGATACACTAGCATTACCAGCAGTTGCAGCTCCAATAGTTGGAGTTCCTGGCTGGCGATTATCTGAAGAACCCGTTACTCCTGGAATTGGCATTATGCAATCAAGTCTCCTGCAAGTACCCAAGTGTCTGTATTTAGCTTTATTAATGTTGCCATTGATCCAGCTGCACGTATTTTTGCTCCTGGGGTTGCATATGAAGTAATACCAGAAGTAAATGAAACCGTAACTCCTGTTGTAAGTGCAATTAAATGTATTTGAGTTCCAATAGGATACGTAACTGTCGCATTAAGTGGAACGGTAAAGGCATAAGCACCATTCATTTGAACTAGCGTATTAGCATCAGATAAAACAAATGTATACCCTGCAGTCTTAGCAGTTGTATTTACATTAAAAGGTTGAAAATTTAAAAGGCTTGTTCCATTACCAACTTGAATTTGTTTGTTTGTAGTATCCCAGGAAATTCTTGCATCTGTTACAGAAGATGACGTAGTTATAGCAGTTGCTGCAGCTGGAGTAGCCCATGACAATCCAGAAGCTGTTGCGCTATTTGCAGTTAAGATTGTTCCGTTAGCTCCAACGGTTACAACAGATAAGGTGTCATTTGCTGATGCTGAAAGTAAATCACCTTTTGCATTAAAGCTTGAGGCTTGAAGTGATCCTCCTGTGTCAATAGCGGTAATCTGATCCTGTAAACTATTAAGTGTATGTGCAATTGACGGTACGACTAAGTTTGCCTTATTTGTTTCAGCTGTATTAAAGGTATCAGATCCATAATGGTATGTTCTAAGTGCAACCTGAATATCAGCTGGGTCAGCAAGACCTGGAATTTTTGTTGGTACTAAAGTACCTATGCTTTCAATTGCCATAATTCACCTCTCTAAGAATTATATCACAAAATGTGATTAAGACTCATCTATTCCTGCAACTATTGATATAAATAGATGGGTAGTTACGGTTCCATCTAAAGGAATCCATTCTGCTGGTCCTGAATCGTCGTCGTACTCTACTGCGTTAAAATTAATTACAAGGTTTGTTCCAGATCCAGCAAGTGCTGGTATAGACATAGATGAGGCAAGTGGATTTGAATGGGCAATACTATATTGAATATTAAAGTTTTCTGCTGTTAGTGAAGTTTGACTTACAATGTTAGAGATTGGAATACTAATCTGTGCTGTGCCAGCAGTATAGGTTGTTAGGTGTGTTTCAGAATATATTACGGGGTTCATATCAAGAACTTGAATCCATTGATTTGTATTATTAAGCCCAGCTACATATTGATAAAGATATCCATAGTCTGCTCCTGGAGTGGTATTAATATACATATCGTTTAAGATTAAATTGTTTGACAATAAAACACCATCTACTGTTGATAAATTTGGATCTCCAGAACCAACAATAAATCTATTGCCACGAGTTCCAGTTGGACCAATATCAACTAATACCTCAACAATATTAGGTGGTCCTACAACCGTTATACTATCAGTAGATACTAATACTTCAGGCATTAACCAGCACCTGTAATATCATTTGTTACTGTAATTGTTCCTGTTAAAAGTGTAAATATAACATCTGGGTCTGGAGCTTCATTAGTTATTTGAACATCATAAACATATGTTCCAGCTGCTAAAGATCTTCCTGTTGATGGAACAATTTTACAAGTTATAATATTTGTTACATCATTTACTACTGCGTTTGCAGGGTAAGAAACTGCTGGTGCTACAATAGGCCCTCTTGCGGTAGCGATGTTAAAGCTTGCAGTATAACCAGTTAAATCAAATGCTTCTCCATTGGAGTTTTTGGGTTGAATAACAAATTCTGCTGTATCGCCACGATAGTAATTAAAATTATAAGTTCCTGGAAATGCCATGATTCCTCCTAATATATTATACCACTAAGACACTGATATATACATGCCCTTTAAAATAATGGTACTTTCGCTATCTGTTCTTGCTTGAATAATTCCACCCTCAGATTTAATCTTTGATATATCTATATAGAGGGTTTGATTAAATGACATTTCGTATGGATATTTATATTTTAACATTCCTATATATCCTGTTGGTGATTCAACTTTTGGGATATACGTTCTTATCCAAGCTTCTGTGCTGTTTGAATCTGTGCTTAAAATAATGTCATATCTAATGTCGACTTTTGCCCCTATTTTTAGCTGTTTAAAATTAATTCTGCCAGTATTCTGATTCCACAATGAAACTCCTCCTATTGGAAGAAATAACAATATATTATTATCAGAATCTTCATCTATTGATAATGTTACCCAACCATCATCTCCTCTATTTGGACCAAGATGTATTTGTCTTTTATTTTTATTTTCATAATAAGCCCACCCAGGATATTGACCAGATTGGCTTTCGTATGATTGACCGTTGCTTTTACCAGGTTCTCCTTTAGGCCCTTGTGGTCCTGCTAAACCAGGCTTTCCTTCTTTGCCTTGAAGTCCACGTTCCCCTCTAGCTCCTTCTGGCCCTGGAGGTCCTTGTGGTCCTGTATCACCTTTTTCCCCAGTCATTCCTGGTACGGCAATATACTCTGTGTTTCCTTGTAATGATTCTTGAGTTAACTGAACTGTCTCAGCATATTTCTTTTTTGGAAAGTCCATGCTTTTTGACATGCACTATTTTACCTTAAATGTTTTTTTACCAATTTTAATAACAGGTGGCAAATTAATTTGTGGAGTTGATACTTTTACAACAGGCATTAAAGGCTCGTTCCACTAACATCACCAAGGACACAAATAGTTCCAATAACTGGAGTCCAAGTTGTATCTTCGCCTTCTCCAGAACCAGCTGGAATTACAACTTGTAAATCAAAAGAAAGTTCTGCTACTACAGACCTGTATGCTGTACCCCAATTTGCGGTAGTCCCAGATGATACTTGAATTTCACCATAACCTAGTCCAGAAACAACAGGAAGATCATCTAATACTTGACCACTTGGATCATAGGCTGTAGCAATGTAAGTCCAGTCTGTAGTATCGTATTCTGTTACTTCATCGTCCTCAAAAAATTCAATTTTAAGGTTTGCGCTGTCCCCACGAACTACTGTCCATTTAATATTTGCTGGAGTAGCTCCATATTTATCAATTGTAGGGGTACACATAATAATTGATTATACCATAAAACTAACACCTAGGCGCAATGGGTGGGGTGGGTAGAACCTAGGTGTTAGCTCTTAAATTATATCTTATTTTATTAAAAATCCAGGAATATACAGAGTTTAATAACAAAAAGTTATAATAAAGGCATATTAATAAATTGTTATAAAAAGTTATAATTCAAAACGGGGTATCAATACAAAAGCCAGTAATGTCTATGCTATACTTAAAATATATAAAGAAAAGAATATACTATAGTTAAGGTTTTTAAGTATATTATATATAAGATATAATAATTAAATGATACATAAAACAGTATACCAAACACATAACTATAAATTTGAAGATCTTCCTATTACATTAAAGAAAGCTTCTGAGACATGGATAAAATTAAATCCAAGTTGGAACTATGTTTTTATGGATCACGAAGAAAGAGAAATCTTTGTTAAGCAAGAAGATTTAGAGCTATATGAAATATACAAGGAAGTGAAGCCACAAATACAGGCAGACATTTGGCGTTATATCATAACCTATAAAAATGGAGGAGTCTATGCTGACATAGATTCTGTATGTAGTATGCCGTTAGATCAAATACTTGCAAACTATAATGACCAAGATATGGTAGTTTTTGAAGATGTAAAACATGTACCACCATATTTTTACAACTCTAACTATTATGCAAAAAAAGAAAATAAATTATTAAAAGATGTAATAGATACTTTTAAAAACAGTAAAAAGAAATATGATTATTGGACATCTATGACAACTTGGAATGAAGTTATAAATAATAATCTAGATAAGGTTTTAATTGATTTTTCTTGCTTCATGCACTCAAAAGATTTTTATGAAAAATTTGAAGATTTTGAGATTAATTACTATGGTGAAAAAATGCCATATAGTAAATTTAATTTGTAGGATTATTTAGATTTAGATATATAATCTAAAAGAACATCATACATATGATCTAATTTTCTATTCATATCTGATCGCTTTGCATCTGCTTCGTTAATACGATTTTCTAACCTTGAAATCTGGTCTTTCATCGATGAGCCTGAATTGGGTTTAAGTTCGCTCAGATAATGCTTTACGAGAAATTTAATTCCGCCAGCCATAATACCGACTATGGTTAATACGCTTAAAATTAAAGCAGCCCAGTCTTGTATAGTCATAAGGTTTATTATATCATTATATAAGATTAAATTGGCTCTGCTATGTATGTTCCAGAAACATGAAAGTTATCTTGTACCGCTAAAGCAAATGGAGTATTGTGTGTAAATGCAGTATCTCTTCCATTTGTGTCTGTAAAGTTTAATGCAAGTTGCAACTGGCCAGCAAAAACATGTCCTCCAACAGAATATTGTCTTGATGTAGAAATATCGTGAACACATCCTTCTCTTATTTGATAGCCATATCTTGCTGGGAAGGGAAGATTGACATAATATTGACCATCTCCAAATGAAGTTATGTTATCAAAATCTACTTGAATTTGAAAATGAACTAAATCGCCAATTCTAGAATAAGATCCTGTGAACAGTGGAGCGCCATTAAAAGTTGGTTGAGTTCCAGATACGACTCCACCAGCAACTACAAAATCAATTATAGTTCCAGGTACGTTTCCATACGCATCAGTGCCAGGATGTGTAAAACGTGCCATTACTCAAGACCAATATTGATAACTGCTGCGTTTAATCCATTTGAAGAAGCAATAATATACATTCTTCCTCTAGCACCTATCTCAAAAGATATTGCATGGTTTGGAGAAATTCTATAACCGTAGTTAGTAGACGAGACATTGGCTCCGCCGACATATAGGTAGCCAGATGTATTTACATTCTGGATAGTTAGGTCAATTCCGCTATGGTTGCTAGACGGAGTAAGTTCGGTAACTGTGGTGTTGCTTAAAGTCAAAAAGTTATGAATATTCACATAGCTATTATATCAAACATTATATAAGCAATCATGTAAATTCGACGGAATATAGAAGTCGCCGAAAATAGAGATAACAAACCCTACCCTAGACAACATATGGATCAAAGATCCAAACATGTCTTAAATCGGCTCCTAGCCTCCCTATAGGCTATAATAAGTATATGGATGATGTAACCCCTTTTGACTTAATTAATGGTTCGCCGAGAGTTGAAAAAGATATAAAAGAACTTCGCCTGGATATTTGTAAAACCTGTGATTGGTTTAGGCCTAAAACCCAGACATGTAAGAAATGTGGATGTTTTATGGCTGCTAAGTCTATGTTAGCAAATGCTAAATGTCCAGTTGGTAAATGGTAAGAGGCCAGAAAGAATTTATATTCCCCGAAATTTTTAATTATAACAAACCGTTATATACAAAAACCTTATTTGTTATGGTCTGATTCGGATTTACAGCTACATCCATTACAACAAAAATCTGAAAATATTTTCATAGCCAGAGATTCGTATTGTGGTTCTGGTTTATCCCAGGAGTATTCAAGGTTTTCTAGGATTGCCATTAGATTACTCTGTAGGTAGTGGTTTTGAAGAATGAGGATTAGTACATGTGCATGCTGCACAGCAGTTATCTCCAGTATATGTGTCATCGGTCATAGACCTATTGTAGCACAATTATCCCCTGAAAATTTATAAAGTGGTTTTGGACAAAATCTGAATATTTTGTATTTGTGTATGATACACATTTAAAAAAACCTACACACTAAAAAATAGTGAGCACGTTTTAAATTTTCTTAGCCTTACCATGAATCCAGCCTGAGTGAATACCTGCGAGAGGTGCGTCTATATTTACAGCATTTCCAATTGGTAAAATTTCTGCGTACTTATCAATAAATTCGATTAGATTTTCTTTTGTTGTGAAACCCATAACTTTTGTTCCACCTGTAACGCTTGTTAGTGTTGCGTTTATCATTTATTCTTTCTCCAATACGTTAATAATAATTTGTAAATCTTTTTCTGTGAGTAGCACTGAGGCTGCTCCCCATAGTACAGCGTACTTATCTGTACCGTGATTTTCTTTAGCGAGAGATACTGCTAATTCTCTTAATTCATATTTAGTCATTTATTTATCCTTAGTTAGTTGAGCGATATAGGGGAGTGAATTCTCCGTCAATTTCGATTGAGCATGGAGCGCAACCGAAGCCGTCGCAAATATCGTCATTTTCGATAGCCCAGCAGATTTCATCTGTTGCGTAGATTGTGTTAGTGTTCATTTTCTGTCCTTTGTTTGTTGTTATACTGAGAATTATAGCCTAGGGCACTGACATTTTAACCCCTTTTGGGGGTGTGTCTAATGTGATTTAGACCACTTACTTGTTAAAGATGAAAGAATCTCCGTTATCAGATGAGCACTCTAAAGAATTGTAGCAATACATCTGAGCCTTAGTGCCAATGTACTCATCTCCGCAGATTCCGCAAGTACCTTCGATTTTGTTAGTGTTCATTTTCTGTCCTTTGTTTGTTTGTATAGTGGAAGTATAGCAGGGGGTACTGACATTTTGACCCCTTTTGGGGGTGTGTCGGGAAACTATTTTTGTGAGTTAGCCCACAATTCCTTACACTTATCAGGGTTAGCCCAGTGAGCCTGTCCTGCGTGATATAGGGCAGGTGCTAGGACAACCTGTCCGCATGGGCAAAGGTTCATTAGACCTTTAGGGTAATCGCTTACAGTAGCGAACTTAGTGAAAATACTCATTTAGTATTCTCCTTTCTTTTTCTTATACCGCAATTCTAGCAGGGGGTACTGACATTTTGGCATGTATCTCGGGCGTGTCGCAAAACTATTTTTGTGATAAACCTCACACGACAAATGCTAACAAAACGGACATTGTTCATTGGCAAAAGAGATCCCGGGTCGTGTCAAGTCGACACGCCGATAAAAATAAAATTGTTACGTAATTGTTATAATTTCCCCCGTTCTTGTGATATTCCTCACATGTGTTATACATCACAATGTCCGAATTGTTCTATTTGTACCCCTGAAAATGTCAGACCCCTCTGTTAAACTTACAGTATAAAGAAATTAAAGAAAGGTGGTCAAAATGACTACATTAGAAAAAATGACAGTATGCTCAGAGCATATCCCTAATCTCGCAATATCAGAATATTGTGATGAGCAATTTACCTTTTGCGAGGTTTGCGAGCAGAATATTGAGCGGTCTGCCGAATCCCTTAACGCATGGGGAGAATGGAAGGTATCTCTATGAGCCTTGTCCTTCACCCCGTTAATCGCTATTACCTTACCGATTACACTCAGTTCTTACATTGTGATGAGATCCAATTCCGCCACTATTGCGAAAAGCATTTCGAGGCGCAAGGTTGCTACTTTTGCGAATTTGATTACTCTCAGCCTTGTGAGTGTGACCAGTAACACATCGGACACTATGCCTAAATAGGCAAAAATGTCAGACCCTAATGCTAAACTTGCCATATAAAGAAAACGAAAGGTGGTCAAATATGACTATACTAAAAACTCAAGAGGTTATAGATAACGCCCTGTTATCCGTACTAGAGCCTCACCTATACGGCAGAGCCTCTACCGCACTTATCCCATGCTCTAATTGCGAGGATAATTATTTAGAGGTATTTGCTAAAGATAAAAAGTTCACTAAGTTCACATGTCAGGAGTGTAAATAATGAGTACCCACGAAAAAAGAGATTTGGCTTATGCCTTAGCAAAAGAGGCTCATGGCGATAACGCATGGGCAGCCCTATGGGGTAGCGCAAGCGTATTGCTTACCGAAAAAGATTTAGATGTCATAATCAGAGTAATGGAGAAAAAATAATGATAACACTTACACTTACCTCATATCACGGCAACACATGGAAAATGCCCTTCGTAACGGAATTAGAATTGCGTGACTTTCTTTCTGCGTTACCTTCACGCCTTAACAAAAACACGCCTCTCAGAGCAGAGTGCGACTTATTGGTTATAAACAAAATAATTAGAGGAGAAAAATAATGTTAGATTTTGATGTCGCTTTTGAAATTAAAACATGGTTTGATGAAATGCTTGACGAATCATATCCAGTTTTTGAAATTGGTAATTTAACTTTTTATCCTTCACAGATTTTGCGAGAGTGTGACCCTGTTGCTTATCGCCAATCGCTTTTAGATTTTGAAGATGCGATTTTGGAAAATGAAAAACAAGAACATTTTACTGAATTGTTAGGGAGATAAAATGAATAAAAATAATTTAAACTATGATATTTTTGGTTTTGCTAACGTAATTAATATTGATCATTTAACAGATGAACAAATTTTAGAATTAGAAAATTTATTTAAAGAATATGGAGAATAAAAAAATGGATCTAACTTTTTTTACTGACGGCAGAGCTTTATTTTTCTTAACTTTATTTTTTGCTTTTCGTTTTTTATTTTTACTTTCTAAAGAATAGGGCCCGGGGCGCAAAAGTCAAATCGACACGCCGTTAGCTTTAAGATTGTTATTAAATTGTTACATAATTTTTCCCAATGTGAGAATGATCACAAAAATAAATAAGAAAATGTCCGAATTGTTAGCATTTCTAATTCGCTTTTGTCAGTCTAATAGTATAGACTTACATAGTAAGCAATTAACGAAAGGTCAAAAATGACACTAGACGAATACAAGGCGCATATCGAAGCGCAACGCAACGCAAGCAAGGCTCAGGCTTTGTCAGTCCTATCCGCTACAATTAAAGAAATAAAGAAAGGTGACAACTAATGTCAGCAAATGTGTACACTATCGAGGAATTGCTAATCGGCAAGATCTATCGTTCCAATTCCGTAGAGGGAGAAATTATCTCAGCGGAGATTCACCCTGCTTGCCTTCACTATGATGGCGCTGAGGCTTATCGTGTTCAGGTACGCCCTACTTACTACACCAATAGCCGTCAATCTCGCTGGTTTGGTAATTCTACTTACCGAGCAATAGCCGTAAAGGTAGGTTAATCAATGATAAACTCAGTTTTAACAATTCCTTGCGAGGACTGCTACTCAACTGGCTTAATCTTTTTTGGTATAGGCGAGGACTACCATGTCGAGCCTTGTCAGTGCCAAGATATACAATTATTTAATACACCCGAATCCAACTAACGAATAGGAAATAAAAATGACAATAGCAATAGAACACTCACTAAAGTTTGTAACTGAGTTTGATGAGAATCATCCAGTAGCAAAACAATTCTTAGCACTTAGCGACTTAGACCAAGTTCAACTTTTGGAATCAGTGCTACATAAATTTATAGTGCCTGCTTTAGAGCCTGCGCTTGCTGAAGTAAATGAAAACGGTTCATACGCAATTCTAAAGGTGGTTAAATAAATGATGACTCGCAAAGACTATGTTGCTACTGCTCAAATTCTAAATGAGTTTAGAGATTTAATCCTTGACGAAATTGTATTCGCAGATTTAGTAGATGAATTTTCTGTGATGTTCGAAGTTGATAACGAAAGATTTTCACATGAAACTTTTGTAAATGCGTGTTATAAAGAAATGGCGGGTGTGTAATGATTTTAGATAACGGAACACTAATCGCAATTGTAATTGCTTTAGCTGGATCGCTTGGAGTGATGATTGCTTTTTGGCAACGCAACATCCAATTAGAAAAAGAAATTCGCAGGCTACAAGTTACTTTGCGAACTGAACGACTTAAAAAGTAAAATAAAAATCCTTAGCAAGATTTAAAACTGCTAGAACAGCCCGGGCCGTCGTGATATTTATCACATGTGACATTTAACACTTTACGTCTATTTGATATTTTTCCCCAATTCTGCTAAGATTAGTTTATGACTAAGAAAACCGCTGAGGAATTACGCAGACTTATGGAACTTCGCCGTTCTAATGCTGCCTCCGCCGTGCCTTCTAAAAAGACTTATACTCGCAAGGGTAGAAAATGTCAGTCTGCTATGCTAGAATTAAAAAATAACAACAACTAAGAAAGGTCGTGCCCCCATGACATTCGAAAACGATGAATTCCTTGATGAATTCTACGCTACTACCTGCCCTAAGTGTAATGAAAATGCTGTTGATGAATATATGCCAGTGTGTGATCATTGCTGGTTAAATGAATTAGCAGATTCTGTTACTCATGAAGACATGGCCTTAGAAATGAGCCTCTCCCTTGACTACTAAACTAAAACGTTCTAACGATAGAAAGGTCGCTAACCTTGTCACAAAAAATGGAAAGCAAGCAGCAATTGCCAACACCTTCGGCCTACCCGCTGGAAAGGCTTATTCTTGTCCTGGCGCAACGACTGTTTGCGAGAGTGTCTGTTATGCGGGAAAACTAGAAAAGGTATTCCCTTCCGTAAAGGTTAACTTACTTCATAATTGGGCCCTGCTAAAAGACGCAGACTATTTAACTATGTTTAATTTGATCGGTGAAATGATTGCTGATTTCAAAGCTGATTGCGTAAAAAAGAATGCGCCTATGTTATTCCGTATCCATTGGGATGGCGACTTCTTTAATGATACTTACACTACGGCATGGTCCGATGTAATTAAACTTAATGCGGATGTACAGTTCTGGGTTTACACTCGTGTTAAGTCTGCTGCCCTCATTCTAAAAGATATTGAAAACCTTTCACTGTATTTTTCTGCTGATAGCGAGAATGTTAAAACTGCTGTTGATCTAAAAATTAATAGTGGGGTCCGCATGGCATACCTTGCTAAGAATTTTGCTATAGGTAAAGCAGATCTTAAAGAAATGATTGGTAAGCCTGCTGCTAAGTGTCCTGAGAATAATAAACAGATTCCATTAATTAGCGCTGCTGGCTCCGCATGCGTATCATGTAAACTGTGTGTTTATTCTAAGAGTGATATTATTTTTTCTGCGACTAAGAAATAATAAAATGAATATTTGGATTTATGTTTTTCTTTGGTTAGTAATTTTATTTATACTTCAATGAAAGTGGGCCCGGGGGCTTATCCACAGCTTATCCACAGGGTGATTTACGATGTGAGATTAAACACACCCGAATATTTTCCCAGATCGTGGCGTGTCGTAGAAAAATGTCAGTCACCCATGATAGGATTACAGTATAAAGAAAAGAGGTTGCCCCCTATGGCTACAGTTATAGATAAGACAGATCACTACTTAATTTGGGATATCTCGCACTATTGTTGCGATGAAGTACAGTTTAAGTATCAGTGCCGTGTATGCGATGAAATGATGGGTTGTTATTTCTGCCAGTTTGATTACTCAGAACCCTGCGAATGTCAGTCCGATATGTTAGTATCAGAAATATCAACTACGAAAGAAGGAAACTAATGGAATACACTTACTCACTTACTACTGCTTATGACGGGGAATTAGTAAATACCCTGCGAGTATCAGATTTATTAGAAATTGTAAACGCTTGGAATCTATGCGTAGATCATGGCACTGCTAAGGAATACGCTACCTATAACTTGTCAGACCCAACGGGTAAGATGTTTACTAAGACCTTTCACCGCAACGGAACAGTAGGAGTAAAATAATGGGATCAGTAACAGCAATTGGATTAGCAGACACAACCTTAGACTTAGAAACGCAATTGCGTTATCACTTACAGGGTAATCATTATCCACCAGTACCCGTTGAAATGGTTGCCCCTTGTAT